AACGAATATATTTTCTTAAGTAATGTAACTGGTGCGTTCCAAGATGCTAACGTAGAGAATGCTGTTGGTGGAACTAGTACTGCTACTGCTGGAATCGCTACCCTACAAACTGCTGCAAACAGATGGGTAATTGATGGAGTTGAAGCTGCAAGCTTTAGTTTAATTGATAATAACACATATAAGTTTGATACTAGTGATGCTTCTAATACAAATCATAATTTACAATTAGGTACTGCAACTAATGTTCAGACCAGACAGTCAAATATCAATCCAGGATCTGCTGGATCTTATTGGGAAGTTGTAGTTGGTGCACAATCTGCTGTAGCTGGCGAAGGAACTACTGATTATAGATGCGTACAGCATGGTGCTGATATGGGTCTTGGTGGTACAATTACGTTTACTACTGGTGCTGCAGGTCAGTCTGGTGTTGGAATGACAGTTGACCTTACTATTTCTGGTGGTGCAGTTACTGCTGCTACTATTGTAAACCAAGGAACTGGTGGTAACTACGCTGTTGGACATACATTCTTTGTGGATGCAGATGATGTTGGTGGAACAGGTAGTGGTTTCGTTTACACATTATCTGGAGCACAAACTGGAATTACTGTTGTATCTGATATATCTCCTATTGGTAGTGGATATCAGATTGGTGATGTACTAAGTGTTAGTGATACCAATGTAGGTGGTGGCGGTGGATCTGGATTTGGTTTCACTGTTGCTAGTGTTGGTGTTCCATCTACAGTTACCGTTTCAAACGGAGGATATGGATTTGAAGCGACTGATACCCTTATCTTAGGTGAAGTTGCTGTTGGGGAAACTCAAGGTAGTGGTTTAGTAGTTGGTATTAGTACTTTAAACCAAACAAAATCAATTCAACTTGCTCAAGATGGTAGGTTAACTCTTGGTCCTACTGGTGCAAATACTATAATATCTCCTGATGGGCAGATAGCAGCTACTAGTTGGAGCGTTACTGCTAGTGGTAGTGGTACTTTTAATGCCTTATCTTCTCAGACAAGTCTTTCATCTACTACAACATTAAGTGTTGGAAGTACATCATCATTCACTGGACTTGGAACCTTTAATGCAGGAATCAATGTTGATGGTGCCGATAGTGATATAAAGAGAGCATCACTTCAATTAGCAGATGGTTCAGCTGCTGCTCCTTCACTTTCTCTTACCAATTCTAATACAACTGGTTTCTATAGATTAGATGCTGATAAGATAGGTATTGCTGTTGCAGGTTCTGCTAAAGGATCTATTGGTGCTAATGGTGTAGATATCCATAAGTTCCAAGTTGACGCTACTCCTGATAGTCTTACACCATTCTTTAAAGTAGATAGTTCTACTAATAAAGTACAAATTGGTTCTGCTGCAACTAACCTTGAGATTGATGCTACAAATACAATTACAACTGGTGGTACAGATCTTAATGTTCCTCTCAACTTTGATACTAAAGGAGAAGGAAACTTTGTATTTAATGGTGGAACTAATGTAGACTTCTCTATTACAGATGGATCTACAGAGACATTCAAGATTGACACAGAGAACGGTGATGCTACATTTACAGGTAATCTTGACGCAGGTTTACTTCGTTTAGTTGATAATACAGTTCAAAATAATAGTAGCACTGCTACAAGATCATTCGGTCAAATTTTAGGAATAACAGTATCAGGTACTGGATCTGGATATACAGACGGAACTTACACTGCAACTGCAACAACAAGTAGTGGTTCTGGTACTGGATGTACTGTTACAGTAACTGTGGCAAGTGGGACTTTCTCGGCAGTTACAGTTGTTGCAAAAGGTCAGAACTACTCTGTAGGTGATACATTATTAATCACTGCAGCTGGTGGTGGATCTGGTAAAACAATTACAGTTAATGATATAGATGGTTCTGGTGTTGTATTAAAACCAAGTTCAGGTTCTGATATTCTTTGTGAAACTACTGGATCATTAGTAGTTCCTTCAGGTACTACAAACGAACGTCCTGCTGCATTAGATCGCAGACCTGGTGCTATTAGATATAATACTACCCAATTACAGTTTGAAGGATTTAATGGAACTGACTTTGTATCTCTTGGTGGTGTACGTGACGTTGACCAAGATACTTACATATTAACTGAATCAGCACCTGGTTCTGATGAAGATACATTTGAATTCTTTGCTCAAGGTGTTAACTGTTTGTCAGTTGATAAAGATAAACTTACATTTAAGACTTCAAAATTACTTAGTGTACCAGGTACTTTAATAGTTGATGGTACTGACAACTCAGTTGATTCTTTTGAGGTCAAGAGAAACGGAATATCAGTAGCAAAGGTTAGAACCAAGAAAGACTTTGAGGTTACTGGTGGATTAAGATTAAGAGCAGTTCCTATTCAAGGTACAATTGCAACTATTGGTTCTCCTACTTCAACTTCAGGTGTATATACTGCATCTACAACATTCACTGGTGTTGCAGGTACTGGAGAGTTTGAAGGTGTAGGAGCAACATTTGATGTTGTAGTAGATGGTTCACAGAATATTACATCAGTTGCACTCAATGCTGCAGGTACAGGATTTGAATCACTTGAGACAGTTACCATAGCAGGTAATTTACTTGGTGCTGCTACTCCTGCAAATGATGTAACATTTACAGTTACAGCGATAGCAAATACTGCTCCAGCTTTTGCTAGACTTGATGTTGTTAACCAAGACTTTGTAAGTCAATTAGATAGTAAACCATTCATTAGTTTGGATGGTAATGCTGCACAAGCAGCATGGAAAATCAATAGAGGTTGGAATGCTGGTACTACTAGCTACTTAACAGTATTTGATTCAACTGGTGATTTTGTTGAGTTGGATGATTGTAGAGTAGAAGGTGGACAATTAACTTCATTCGCATCAAACGCTTCTATCACTGCATTTGATAAGACTACATATAAAGGAGCGAAGACGTTAATTACTATTGAAAGTGATGATGGCAAAGTCCATATGTTTGAAGTGACTGCTGTATGTGCTGCTGCTGGAACAGCTGCTCACGCAACCATTACCAATTCTATTACTTCAGATAATGATTTGATGGATGCAACAGTTGCGGTTGCAGGTAATAGTATTAATATCAGTTTGAATAAGTCTTCCGCAGCAACAACATCCACATCCTTCACTGGTAGATATACAACTACTAAGGTCAAGGTATAAATAAACCTGAAGGTATTATAGCGTCATGCCAACCAAGAATTTTTCATCAATCGGAGGGTTTGCCGTAGGTTCTACCGAGATCGTTAACACCAGTTACGAACTCAAGAACATCTCAGCAATCCATATGGTCAGCGATAATTTCGCTGATGCAACTCATGACAAGTATCTTGTTAAGAGAGTGACAGATTCTGCCAACAATACCTTACAATTGACGTTAGATGGTACTACAGCCCTAACGACTAATACCCCTGCACTTGCTGCAGATAGGGTATCTTTTGTTAAGGCAAGAGTTTTTGGTCAGGAAACTACTAGTAATCAATATGTTTACGCAACAACATTTGATATCATAGTAACTACTGCAAATGACGGTACACCAACCGTAGCAAGTAACTTTGAAAACATTATTAGGAACAATCCACCTGGACAAGAAACTTGGAGTGTAACTCCAGACGCTTTCCTAATTGGAGCATCTCCATTCTTCACATTTGAGGTGAAGTCCGTGACAACCAATTCTACTGTTAAGTGGATTGGTATTTTAGATATCACAGTCGTATCATAACAGAATAGGAACGAAATGAGTCTTAAGATTAATTCTGACCAGCAAAGAATACAGGCATCTGGTGTTACTCCTACTGGTAATTGGGTAAACGCTACTTATAGTAGGACGGTATCTGGTACTGTAAATATTCTTTCTGTTGCTCACGGTTTTATTGGGAGTGAGAAACTTTACATCGACTTTACATCTGGTGGTGAAGTTGATGGAACTTATACTGTAACAAAGGTAGACGACGATAATCTTCAATTTTCTAGTTCAAACTTAGGAGTTATAACTGCTGGTAATACTCTTTCGTATAAAAGAGTAAGATCTTTAAGTATTCAAGGTGATGAAACCATAGAAATGTCTGTGGGTGTTGATGCTAATGAGAAAGATGCATTAACTTTAAACCTGAATCCACAAAATAATATTCGCGTTGGTGTTAATACTACCGATCCTCAGTACGAACTTGACGTTGAGGGTCAAATCAGAACTACTCGTTCTATCATTTCTGATACTGCTCAGGTTGTTAACTTAGACATCCAGACCATTATCAACCCTGCACTGGCTCTTCGTGCTCCTAATTTAATAAACTACGAAGATACAGACGTAACAAGTGATACTTACGGAACTACTTTCTACCCAACTGCTGACACTCCACCTCTGACTGATCAGTCAAGACGTGTCGCAACTACAGATTTTGTTTATAAAGTTGCTACAAATGACACTGGTGGACGTGTATATGTTTCTCAGACTATTGGTAGTGACCTAAATGATGGTCGTTCTGCTGCAAGACCTGTAAAAACTATTAAGAAAGCAGCACAGATTGCTTACACTTTACAGAAAGCAACTCCAGATCCTAGTGATGAATACGTTTCATTGATTGTATCTGGTGGTGAATACCTAGAAGACAACCCAATTTCACTTCCAAGAAACTGCTCACTGATTGGTGACAACCTACGTCGTGTAATTGTAAGACCTCAGAATGCTGATCGTCACATGATCAAAGCGTCTAATGAGACGTATGTGTTTGGTTGTGTATTCAGAGATGCACTTCAGAATTCTTCAGACCCACAGAGTACAGTAATTCATACGTGGAAGTATGCATTCGTCTTTGACGATAAGCAACGTATGTATTATGAGCCAGAACTAGGACAAGTTCCTGCAATACCTGGTGATAAGTTCCGTGGTGATAATATATTCCAGATTACCTTTACAAACCATACAGGTAACAATACTACTCTCGTAGCTGGTTACTTTGTACAAGGTGGATCTTCAGGTACTTTAGGTACTGTTCAGAGTGTTAACTTTACTGGTCCTGTTGCATCTCCATACTCAACTGGTACTTGTACTATTTTAATTACGTCAGGTGTTAATGACGTATTCCAGGACGCTGAGAAACTATTCTATGATGCTGTAGCAGCTAATATTGTCACAGACATCAATAACAATCCATCCGATAGATTTGACGTTGCTGACGCTGAATCATTAAGACCTGAATTAGAGACTATTTCTAACCAGATCTATCAGCATACTATTAATTCTGAAAGAGAGACCACAGCTTTCGCTGGTGATTCTACTAAGGTTAATTTAACCACTGATACTATTACTATAACTGGTCATTCATTTAAGACTGGTGATCAAGTTTATTATCAAAAGGATGAGAACACCACAGCACTTGGTGGTCTTATTGATAATAGCTTATATTATGTAAGGTTTATTGATGCTAATAGCATTCAACTTTTTGATACTTGGACAAACGCTACTACAACTACTTCAACTACAGGTAGAAAAGATTTAACTGCAGTATCTACAGATACTAAGCTTCACTTATTTACTTCTGGTAAGGTTATGCCAGAAGGTAATCATATCTTTATTGATACCCATCAATTTGCAACTGGTGATGGTGTAGTATATCGTGAAAGCAAGATGGGTGGAATCACTGGTCTTGTAGATGGTACTACTTATTACATCTATAAAGAGAATACTAATTGGGTTAGACTTGCTGCATCTGCTGCTAACGCTGTACAAAAGGATGCTCAAGGTAATGATAATCCTGTTACTCTAACATTTACTGGTACAGGTCAAGGATATCAAAGATTTGAACTAGCAAGTAGAGTATTGTCAATTGCTACTATTGATACATCTCTAGCTACACAACAAACTTATAATGGTCCAGTCTTTAATTTATCTGGTACTTCATATCATGACTATGAGGTAGGACAAGAAGTTAATCTTTATGGTTTCCAAAGTGCTGCTATTAACTTTGGTGCATCTACTAATACCTCTTGGTCTTTAGCAAGTGGTGAAGTTACAGTTACTATAAGCACTGTAGATAATTCACTGACTACTGCATTGTTCAGTAATTGGTCATCACTCGGTGCATGTGGACTTAAGTTTAACTTCAGTGGAGCTGGATCTGAAGCATTAAGTAAGGTATATGAAATTGATAGTTTCACAACAGGATCTACCGCACCTTCTCTTCCAGGTAATACTGAATTAGGTTTAGGACGTGGTAATTACAATAGTTCCAATTTAACTGTCACCTTTGTATTAAAGGTAGCAGATATTCAGTCAACAACTAATACTGCAACTGCTAGTGGATCTACAGTCAGTGTCTTAGATAACGTTGAAGATCTTAATGGTCGTAGGTATATTACTAATCGTATTGAACGTGCTGATGGTTACTCCTTACAGTTTGTTGTAAGAGCAGCTGTTAGTGTATTTGATGCAACTTTAAATCCAACTGGTAACCAGTCGGTCATATCAACTAGTAACTATGTCTTAGCATCTCTAAGGAACTCTCCTTATGGATTTACTAAGATTTCTCAGACTGCTCGTTTCAGGGATGGTGCTGAATCTATTAGAGCAAACCAAGAATTTATTGCACAAGAAGCATACGGATATGTTAAGTCTCACTATGAGAAGTCTTCTACTAGAGCATCTAACCTAGTAATTGGACCTACTACATTCAATGCATTAGGAGATACATTCACACATCCTATAACCGAATGGTCTACTGCATATAATAAACTTACTGTTAAATGTAATACTGGACATAATTTATTCCGTGGTTTCCAGAATCACAATCATACTTACAATGGTGGTACAGCAACTAATGCTATTACTATCACTCAAGGCAGTGTTCAGAAGAACGTAACTGGTGCTACATATGATCCTGTAACAGGTGATCTAGTATTAACAATTGGTGCACATAGTTATACAACTGCTAATACATTAACCATTGGTAATGGTGCTCTAAGCTTTACATGCTCCAGAGATAACCATGCTACATCTCATACGTATCCAAGAGCAACAGACCCTGCATACGGTGCTACTCTAGCAATTACAGCAGTAGATGCAGCTAGTTCAGTTACTGTTAATGTTGGAGTTTCTGCTGGTGTTAAGATTGCTGGTAGTGGAACTGCTGCTATTAATGGCACATGGGCAATTTCTGATATTGTTGATCATAGAACATTCATTCTTGATCTAGGTCTTACTACTCTTGCTACTGCTACTACTGGAACAGATGGTACATTTGTAGACATAAGAAAACCATATAGAACTCCAAATACATTCCCAGCTAATAATAAGCAAGCAGACGCTGCAGATCTTATTGCTGCTAATGCTGAGATGATTGCTGAAGTAGCTGTCGAGAAGATGGTTGCTGACACTGGTTATAGTGTACCTACTGGCAATACAGCATGTACTGATGATATCAAAGACTTCCTTAAGAAGTCCCTCTATCACAACCTCAAATGGGGTGGTAATGATAGAGTATATGATGCTGCTAACTACTTCCTTAAGGATGTAACTACAAGTAATCAGAGTAAGTATGTAACTGCATTTAATCTTGCTAAAGGATATGCTCAGAAGGTTCTTCGTAATCTACCGATTCTAAGACATCCATATACTACTCATCCTCAACAGTATGAAACTATTACTCTTGATAGAGCAACATATGGTACTGTACCTAACCTAACTCAGGATGCTGCTAATTTAATTAATGTTAATAATAAGTTTATCTCAGAAGAAGCAGTAGAGCGTTTTATTTCAAGTCTTACTGAGACTCCAATTGATGCAGTAAGTGGTAATGATATTACTATAAATGCACTTAATGGTACTACTCCAACTAATACTACTGCACATACATTCCAAGGTTTAAGTACATATCAGTTCCAACCAACGAATGTTACATATGATCCTATATCAGGTGAGATGGTTATCACTATTGCTAGCCACCCATTTGTAGATGGAGATAAGATTTTAATTGCTCCTAACTCATTATCATTCACTTGTGACTTGGATGGAGACACTGCTACTAAGACATACCCTCGTACAACTGACCCATACTATAACAAGTATATTGGTGTACGTAAGGTAGATGCTAATAATATTAAAGTTAATGTCGGTAAAGCAAAAACTGATGTTACTGCTCATGCATTTGTAAGTGCAACATCAACCGCTATAACAAGAGCTGTTGTTTACAATGATATTGGATATACTCAGCACACTGTAACAGGTGCATCATACGAACCAATAACAGGTGTACTAACTCTTAAAATTCCTGGTCATGGTTTCACTATTGGTGAGAAAGTACAGGTAGCACAAGATTCATTGACATTCACATGTACAATGGATGACAACTTCTCCAAGCACACATATCCAAGAGCAACTGATCCAGCTCTTAATGTTTGGAAGAGTGTTTCTAATATCACAACTGATACTTTTGATATTAACGTAGGTACTACACCCCCCGTCACATATACCCCCACAAACGCTGTATACACCCCTACAACGGGTCTAATGGAAGTTACTATAGGTAACCATAGTATAACAGCTCCTACATCACATACTCCTACTGGTGCTACTTTAGAAAATAGCACAGGTATCATGACCGTGACTATTAATGATCACGGATTCCAAGAGGGAGATAAGATTAATCTTGCTGTTGGTGCAATCACTATGAGTTGTGCTTATGGTGGTAGTGGTTCAGAAAGTTATCCAAAAGCAGGTCAGTACTTAGATGGTAAGTGGGTCAACATCTGGGGTGTTACTCAAAATACATTTAAGTTTGATTGTACTGGTGGTGCAGCATTAACAGTTAATGATGCTCATACATTTGTATCAGCAGTATCCAATTCATTAAAGCACGTTGCAGAGAATATTAAGTTAACTAACGGTGCTATTACATTTAAGTGTGATGAAGATAGTCAGTCAACTGAGCACTCATATCCAAGAACTACCGTAGATTCACACACTGCTGGTGCTGGTACAACTTATGATCCTGCTACAGGTATCATGAAAATTACCACCACTGCTGCTCATGGAATGAGAAATGGTGACTGGATTAAGATGGCTGAAAATTCCATCACATTCAGTTGTGCATTTGGTGGTGCATCTGGACCTGCTTCTCAGAAGTCTTATCCAAGAGCAACTGATCCTATTGCTGGAAAATGGCAGAAGATCTTTAATGTAACTTCAACCACATTTGAGGTACAGGTATTATCTACAATTCCATCTACAAATACTGATACTCATACATTTGTATCTGCAACATCAGGTGGAATTACACAGAAGCGTGACAAGTCATATAACACTTCAGTTCCTGTTGTAGCAACTACTGGAACTACAGTTACTCTTGATGTTGGTATTTCAACTAACACTACAACACATGCTTATCAATCTGCATTAGGAAACTCAGTTATCACTGGTGGTAACTATGCACACACATGGATAAGTGCAACATCAAATGGTGTTAAGAGAGCAACTTCTTCTACCATTAATAATTACAATCCATCTGCTTCAACCTATGACCCAAATACGGGTGCTATGGTTCTTACTATTGGATCGAATAATTTCTTAGCTCCTACTACACATACAGCATCTGGTGGTGCTTATGATCCTCTCACAGGTATCATGACTGTCACTATTACCAATCATGGATTTAAGGTTGGTGATAAAGTTAAGTTTGCTGTTGGTGCTATAAGCTTTAGTTGTACTCATGGTAGTGGTGGAACAACCGCATATCCTCGTTCAACAGACCCAATTGCTAATAAGTGGGTTACGATTGCTAATGTAACTGCTAATACATTTGATGTACAAGTATTAGATACAGTTCCTTCAACTAATACAACACCTCACACTTATCAGAGTGCTGCTGCTGATGCCATTAGCTATGCTAGATCTACAGTTAAGATTGCAACTAATTCCATAATCTATAGTTGTGGTCATGGTGCAGGTAATCACACATATCCTCGTGCAACTGACCCAATTGCGAATCCAAGATTTACAATTCCAAATCATAATCAAGATTGTAAGGATGATGCTTCTGATGTTCTAAGAGCAGTTGCATACAACTTGGTCAATGGCGGTAATGATGCTGTTTACGATCATGCAGGATACTTTGTTGGAACTACTCATGTAGATGGAGAACAATTCCAAGCTCGTGCTGTATTTGAGATTGCAAGTGATATCACTCAACAAGTTATTGCTAACGAAACAGTTAACATTAGAGGTTGGCATGGAGTAGAGCAGACTAAAGATCTTACTATTACAGTTGATCCTAATGGTTGTGCAACTCCCAAATCAACAGTTGATACTTTATTCTCTATTGTAGAACAAGCAATCGCAACTGATAGTCTTGCACATGCTACTGACACTGCTGCATCTACACCAACATGTACTGATGTAGTTTCTGCAACTGATACTTTATTCGCTATCGTTACAACTGCTTTAGGTACAGATGGTTCATATGGAAACTTAAATTCCGTAGTAAGAACAGTATCTGAAGGAGATCAACAATGTATTGATGACATTCTTCATGTTGTTAGAGCGTTCCAGTATGACCTTAGATACACTGGTAACTCTAAGACAGTTGAAGCTGCTAACAAGTATATTACTAGTGGTGCAATATCACACGTTACTGAAGAAGTAGATTACACTCGTGCAATCTTTGCATATGCCAAAGAGTTGTGCATCAAGGCGATTAGAAATAACCTTGAAGCAGGTTTCTTCTCACAGATTGCTCCAGTATCTAATGGTTCAATTACTGTAGATTCAAGTGCTCCTGAGTGTGCTAACGTAGTTTCTGCACTCACTACCAATTGGGGTATATTAGACAATGTTTTATCTAGTGCCACTGCATATAGCGGTACGATAACAAATCCAGATCCTCTCATTAGTGAGCAGGATGCTGCTAAGTATACGTTCCCATTATTAAATCTTTTCTTAGACTTGCCTGTTATTGAGGCATCTCCATTCATTCAGAACGCTTCTCTGATTTCATTCCTTGGTGGTTCTGGTTGTGATATTGACGGAGCGAAGTGTGCTACACCAAACGTACCTCGCCCAGGTCTAAAACTTAATTCACAAGGTAATACTATTGCACAATTCGACCCACAAGGTAAGTCGATGGTTGCAAACGCATTCACTATCATCTCCTTTGGTGGTACTGGATACAACATAACCAATGATGGATATACACAGGTCGTTTCTGTATTCGCTATCTTCTGTCAAGATGGTATTGTATGTCAGTCTGGTGGTTACGCATCTGTTACTAACTCTGCATCTAACTTTGGTACATATTCTCTACGTGCCTCTGGATTTAGAGCAGATCCATATGCATTTGATATTGGTGTTATTGATTCTATCACTAATGATGTTGATGGAAACCAAGTTGAAACTGGTAGACAGGTTATTCAAGTCTCTGGTACAGCTCTAACTAATATTCCAACAGAGGATTATATCATTAGAATTGGTGGTACATCACCAACTGACCCTGCTGTTGAGCACATCATTCTTGAGACTGAGGTTATTAGTGGTTCTCCAGGAACTCAGATTGTTGCTAAGATCACGACCAACAGGTCGATGGACTATACCGATACAGCATCTCCTAATACTCGTTACAGATATGCTGATGGTAACTTAGGTGGTCTTGTAAGTAGAGCAATCCAATTCCACAGACCATCCATTGTTAACTCCTCATCACATACTTGGGAATACTCTGGATCTGGTAATACTTATGCTGCCCTACCACAGAACGGTGGTTTCGGTCTAGGTACTGCATACGAAGCTTCAGAACAATCCTTCGGTCAGGTTTATACCTCTGGTACTAACGAATTTGGTGACTTTAAGGTTGGTAATTTCGTTACTATCTACAACAGAACTGGTAACATTAGTTTCGTTGGTACTGTTAGTATCTCTGAACTATCATCCATTAAGATCGTTGGTGGTGACATCACGATTACTGGTTTCTCTGACGATGATAACCTTGGTGGTACTTTCGCATCTGATGCTTTACTACCTACACAGGCATCTGTCAAGGATTACATTTCAAATAATCTTGGACCATATCTAAACCAGCCATATTCAACAAACGCAGTTCCTTCTGCACTGGTTCAGTTAACATCTTCAGGTAAGATCAATATTGACCAGATACCTGCTTTACGTCCATTTAATATTACTTCAGTTGCATCTGAAGCAGAAAGACTTGCTATCGAGGATGCAAGTGCTGGTGACATTGCAATTGAAACAACTGCTACATCATTTAGTGTTGCTCCTGCTTCTGTTAATACAGGTACTGAAGCCATTACTATTACAGGTCATGGTAGAAACACTGGTGATGGTTTAACATACACTGAGGGAACAACAGCGATTGGTGGACTTTCAACTGCTACCAAGTACTTTGTCATCAAGGTTGATGATAACAACGTTAAGCTTGCTTCTACAACATCAAACGCATCAAATGGTACTGCTATTGACCTTACTGGTCAAGGTACAGGTACTCATACGTTTACAACTGATGGTACTGCAATCTCCTACATCTTGGAGAATGACTTAGAATCTCAGTTCTTAGCATTCATTCCTAATCAGAATTACGCATTCACCAATGGTAATATCATAACTGGTAGTTCTACTACTGCTCGTGGTACTATTCAGTCATATAACGATGGTCAAATTTATAACTTCGTTATTAGTGATGGTGGTACTGGATATACTGGTGACTTTGCACTAACAATCAGCGCACCTGATTCAGGTTCTGGTACACAGGCAGCTGCTACTGCTAATGTAACAAGTGGTGTTGTAACTAAGGTTACTATTACTAACGCTGGTTCTGGATATTATAGTCAGCCAACAGTAACAGTAACTCCTCCAGGATCAGGAACTACTGCTGTAATTGCTGCACAGATTGAAGGTAGAGTTGCAATTAATATTGCAAATAATATCAAGTTTGATGCTGGTGATTTCATTCTTGATGGAGCAGGTGCTAATGAAGGCACTGGTACTTACACTCAGAGTGCTACAACAATTACTATTAATGAGAATGGTCATAACCTATCCAATGCATCTCTTGTTTACTTAGATTTCACTAGTGGTGCTTCTAATGATGGTTTCTATACTATCTCTCTAGTCAATGCTAATCAGTATACAGTAACTTCTGCTACTTCAGTAACTACTTCTGGTAACGTTTCTCGTAAGAGAATTATTGACCTTGCAAGAGTAATTAACACTTCTGCATCTAACGCAGCAAACTGGACACAGTTAACATCAACCAACATTGATGCTTCTAACATTGTTGCTGGTGTTGTTGACCCAGAACGTCTTGCTGGTAAGGGAACTTCAAACTCTTACACATTCTTACGTGGTGATTCTTCTTGGGAGTATGCACTACAAGCAATTAGACCTACTACTCAGGATTGTGTAGTTGTTGGTGGATCTTTAACAGATAGTACATACATCGATAGTATTACAATTACTAATGGTGGTACTGGATATACAGATGGTACCTATCAGAACATTCCACTTGAAGGTGGTAACGTTAGTGTTACTGACACTGGTGTTGCAAGAGCAACTTACATCGTTACTTCTGGTGTAATTACATCTGCTACTATAACTGACTCTGGTACAGGATATACTGCTGGATTTAGTATTACAATTCCTGCTGAATTTGGTGGTGGTAATGGAGCGATCCTTGCTGCTGTTAAGGGTACTATTAATAGATCTTATGGTAACATTGAGATTGATATTAGAAAGGGTGATAACTTAACACCTGCTGCTACTGTCTATGGTAACTACGGTGTATTCCGTTTCCGTAAGGATGTTGCTAACCAGGCAGTCGGTAACCAAGATCAAGGTGGTTTCGTAATTGACAATAATGGTCAGGTAACTATTGATCAGGGTGCTGGATCTGAACTTAATGCTGACAAACTGGATGGTAACCACGGTGCATTCTATCAGAATGCAGGTAACTTAACTGCTGGTACTATTGACCCTGCACGTCTTGCAAATACCACATATAACATTTCTATATCTGGTACTGCAGATACTGCAAACAGAATATTTAACGAGACTGCATCTCTAACTTCTAACCCAAGTCCTGCTCAGGCAGCGAATGGTGTATCTGCTGCATTAAGAAATAACAGTGCAACTGGTCTAACTGATGGTGGTACCACACATGGTATTACGACCTACAGAAGAGAAGCAACAGGTTCTGCTGCTATTCAGCTAGGTTGGACTGATAATGACAACCTTTGGATTAGAGGTAACTCTGGTGGTAATGCTGTATATGGTAACTGGAATCAAATCTGGTCAGGTGCTAATGATGGTGCCGCAAGCGGCCTAGATGCTGATAAACTAGATGCACATCAAGGTCTATGGTATCAGTCTGGTTATAACTTCGGTGCTTCCCAAGGTGGTATTAACAAACCTATGGGTGATATGTTCTTACCTGAAGTCCTCGGTCAGGACAAGATGGTCTTTGAGAACTTCTATGTTAATGACAGTGGACTGAAGTACACACTTTACATCCCAGACTATCACGCAAGAACTGGTACTAACGGTAATATTAACCCAAGTGGTACTTACACTATCTACTCTGATGTAGGTGCAACAAATAACATTGGTTCTATCGTAGTTGATGCTAACGGTGTTACTGAAGCAACTCACACATCTGGTGAAGTCTACACCTTAGTCACAGGTACAATCGCATTTGTTGGTAATAATACTAATGCAAACATTTATGTTGTTGGTCCTAACCCAGGCACCAAGTGGACTGTAACATCATCCAACCCAATCTCCAGTGGTTCTACTACAGTTATTGGATTACGTGATGCTGCTGCAGGTGCTAAACTACAAATTGGTAAGGCAGCTACTTCCACAACCCCAACACTTGACTTCCGTTCTTCTGGACAAGCTCCAAACTATGATGTTCAGATGATCGTTTCTGGTGGTAACACCAACGATGGAAACGGTACTTTAAGAATTAACACTGGTGATATCACCGTCAACGGTAACACCGTGTGGCACGCAGGTAATGATGGTAGTTCCTCACAGCTAGACGCTCATTACTTAGATGGATTTGTCCAGTCTACTGCTGCCAGTGGTAATACAATCGCCCGTAGAGACGCTTCTGGGCACCTTACAGTTAACGATTTAACTGGTGACCAAGGTATCTTCAATAACACTGGTACTTCTGTCCTACAACTTGCTGGTGGTAATGGTGTTGACCTAGGTAAGGCAGCAACTAACTCACTATCCGTTAAGGGTAGAAACAGTGGTTCTGTTGGTTACATCCGCTTTGGTACTGATGGTAATGACTTTGGTTGGGATGGAACATCTCTATCATATAACAACGTTCACTTCCGTGGAGGTAGACTTGGAATTGGTACTAACGATCCACAAGCAAACTTCTCGGCTGGTACAGATACTACACTACTTGCAGTAACAGATGGTGGTGGTTCATCAGGATATAAAGAAATAGCACACTTCGCTGCAGGTAATGATTCAAATGACAGTGGTGCTATTCTTAGAGTTGGTCATCATGGTAATGATCGTGGTTTATACATCAAATCAGGTCGTGAGAGTGGCGACAGAGCAATTGCTAGATTTGGTCTTAGAAATTCATCTGCCACTGATAATGATATAGTAACACTAAGACAGGATGGTGGAACATACTACGTTGGTATTAATGATACAACACCAAGTTATCTTCTTGATGTTGCTGGTGATATTCGCACAACTAATGTTCTAAGATCTACAGTTGCAACTGGTACTTCACCTATCGTAGTTTCTTCTACTACAGAGTGTACTAATCTTAACGCAGCACAACTACAAGGTTATACTGCAAACAACCTTCCATACTTAAGAGCACTTATTAACACTTGGAACGATAGTTCTGAAGGTCAACCAAGATTCTACTTCTCTAATAATTCTCACACATACTTTAGAACTGGTTCCGACTTCTTCTTTAGGAATGATGCTGATACATCTATTGGTTCACTTAATGATAATGGTTGTTGGACATTCTACTCAGGTAGTGATACGACACAATCAACATATGGTTTACAAGTTAATGGTTTGAATGGTGTTAACTTGAATGCATCTGAAGGATTATCAAGTGGTCAGAAGAGCACAGTTCTAAGAGCAAGTGGCGATAAATTGTGGATTGATACTTACGGAATATTCAGACGTAACAGAGATACTGTTGCTGAGGATATCCAAGTAAATAACGGTGATAACACAATGAGCGCAGGCCCTATCACTATAAATAATGGAAATACGATCACGATTAATAATGGCGGTACGTGGAGCATTGTTTAAGACATGAGTACTTTATCACTACACGATTTAAAAGGGATCTCGGCCTTTTCAAATAAGATAAGAGTTCCTACAGGACATCGTTTAACATTTGAGGGAGCACTTAAGTTAAGAAACCTCACTACAGCTCAGTTACCTGCTACTGGTAATGAAGAAGGAGATGTAGTTTATAATTCTGATACTAAAAATTTAAGTATTTGGAGTGGCACTGCGTGGTCTGGATCACAGGATGGTTCAACTGCTGATGGTGCTGCAACCTCTGCAAAGCAATTATATGATGATGGTATTGTAACTTCAGGAAAATCTTGGAGATATATCAATACACCTAATGGTGGTGTTAAGAGAGTATGGTGTGATTTTGATACACAAGATCAATTTGGAAAGTCTGGATGGATGTTAGTTGCATCGTATGCAGTTGACTACGAATGGACTTTTGGTGCAATGACTCAATCCACTGAGATTGGACCTACTGCATCTGGAAGACAGATCAGTTCTAACTTGGGTGATTATGATGCAACTATGTTTAGACAAACAATAGATGCAAACGTAGATAGAAACTTAGGAGCAAGTGCACTTGCTGACTGGTATTTCTATAATTCATCTGCACCAAGATGGAAAGAGTGGTGGGCATATGGTCCTGGTGGTGCTGACATCTATTCAGGAAATAACTACTCACCTTACATGTATAATGATGGTGGTGGTACACATGATAGACAAATGTTAAGACCATTTACTAGTGCATACAACTTGAAATGGGGTTATAATACAAGTGAGCAAACACATATGTCATTATGTGATGCTACTATTGATTCCCAGTATCCACCAAATATTCCTGATTCAAGTGGTGCTACTGCAAACGTGACTGCTATCTACTGGACAGCATTAACCACACCTGGACGTTTCTTCTCAGTATACTATCAAAGGTATGCTAACGGTTCTACTACATCTGACGGTTCTATGGGTATTTTACCAACTGGTAACTTCACATCAAACTCAGCAGCTGGACAGGATCTAGGACAAGCAAATGTTCACACTGGTTATGATGATGGTAACAGAGGAACTTATATTGGAGGTAGTGCAAGTGCTAATATGAGTACTTATAACTACAACAGTGGAAGTTCATATGGAGGTCTATACTGGTGGGTCAAATGAATAGAACTGAACTTGAAGCACGTTGCTCAAACTATCTCGATTGGCTTTCTAAAAGTGCTGCTGAGAGAATACGACATATTGCAGCGTATGGAGCTGATTTTGACGAGAAAATCAATGGCGTAACTAAACGTGAAAAGTTAGTTATTGGAATGAATTATCAATGTGATATGCTGCGTGCAGCAGAGTATCCATCTGATTCAGAGACTGTTACTGCTCTTCTATATAATGATACAGATAAACTGACAGCTATTAAAGATAGTCGTAGTGCTGTTGATACAAAATACCCAAAGGTTAGTGTAAGCTAATGGCATCTAGAATTAAAGTTGATGAAGTAACCAATCTAGCTCAGTCGGGAGTAGTATCGTTTCCGACAGGTGGAGCGAACTTTAGTGGTGCTATTGATGTACAAGGTAATATAAATTTCACAGGTACGTTACTGCAAAATGGATCTCCATTTGTAACTTTACCTACACAGGATGCTACAAACTTAGGATCAGTTTTAAGGTCTGGTGGTACATCTGGAACTGCATACTGGGATAACGATAGTGGTGAAGGTTCTGTAACAGGATCATCTCAAGCAAGATATAAAGCAGGTTTTAATATTACTAAAGGATATACTTGTGCTGGATATCGTGGTGGTAGTTCTTGGAGAAACGTAAATAGACTTGTACATGCCACATTTACAAATACTAATTTAGGAGATCTACTTACATACTCTGGTGGTTATATTGACGGTAAGCCAAGTTCCACTATGAAGGCATACGTCTTTGCAACAGGTAATAGTTGGGACGCAACTACTAATAATGTTTCTTCTATCAGTATGGTAACTGAATCTAATACTGGATTGGCTACTAGTATGGCAGCAACAAGAAACAGAGCCACAACAATGACTAGAGATTTTGTTTATGCATATGTACATGGTGGTGGTAACTCCAGTCAGTTAGTTAAATACAACTTATCAACTCAAGCAAATAATCTTAGTACAAACCATCCAGATGGAACTCAGAACAACCCTGCTGGAGGTCAAGGACCAACAGTTGGTTGGATTAAATCAGGAGGTTCAAGAGCATTTAATTTCTCAACTGAAGTATTCACATATTGGACAGACAATCCAGGTACTGATGGTACTAACAAAACTCTTTCTAGTAGAAATGGTTTTGCCTATTGGAACACTGGTGGTGGTTATCGTACCTCTAATGACTGGCATGTAAGGGATTACTTTACTGGTGGTCGTCAAGCAAGTGTAAGTAAGAATGGCATAACAACTGGTGAGGAAACGATGCATACTGGAAATGAGTATGGATTCATTGTTGGTCAGTATGATGGTAACCAGAATAATAATGGTTATCTCTTCACTTATGCAAGTCATAGTTTCCAAAGAGATTCTAGAATGGATAGTATTGGAACTAGTGGAAGGGCATCTGGTGCAGGTGTCGCATATGGTGATTTGATGTACGGTTACACGGGGATGTAAAATGTCTGACAGTCTTAAGTATTACATAGGAAGATTAACTCCACAAATAGAAACCATCACAGGTGCTGATGTAATGTGGAATATGTATGGAGTATGTGTATTCAGTATTCCAGAGAAATGGACTAGAGATCTTTGTAAGTTACAACGTTCTTATGAAGAGATTGGTAAAGATCTTGGACAATACGGTACACAATTTTTTGGTGAAGTCCGTGCAACAACAAAGGTCATGGCAGATGATGAAGTTCTTGATGATGTAGATGATCTTTATAAAGTTTCAGCAGAAGGACCAAAAGCAAAAATAGTATTACCAGAGGAAAAGATTAACAGCGTAATTGAGTTTATGAAACTCGCTGCTAAACTTATTATTGAAGATGAATTTGATCGTAAATTCCTTACTTTAAAATCTAGAAATTCTAAACTTGAACAGTTCTTATGGGATTCACAGGTACGGGAATCCAATAATTTGGAAGGTGAGACACCTGTTCTAAATAGTATTGCTACTGCCAAAGGGCAGGAAGTAAAGGATGTAGCAGCATCTACTCTTACTGGTCAAGCAGATTTTAAGGAAAAGGTTATAGAACTTAATTCTAAAATGGTTGCTTTGAAGCAAGAATTCAAAGACTGTGCTACAATAAGAGAACTAAACGTTCTATGGCAAAAGTACATGGGAATTTCAGTTCCATATCTTCAGGCAGAAGAATTGGGATTGCTTGACGCAAATGGACAAATAGTAGACGTTGACCAAGGATTGCATTTTTAAAATTATTTTTTGATTCTAAATGATTAAACCTGATGAGATTGAAGCTCTCGTTGAGAGTGAAATGGATTATGGAATGACGCATGAACAGATTAAGAACTTCGTCATTAATTCACACGTAACAACTGCAAGACAACTTCGGCAGGTACTAATTGAAGTTGAAAGGAGATGGCATGATCGCAAGAAGTATCTCTTGGACATGGAGAGGAAGAAGGTTAAGATAGCACAGTTAGAAGCACAAATAGAAATTACTGATGATCCATTTGCCAGAAGGCTTATGGAATTAGATCTTGAGGAAGAGCACTTAAATCTTGCTAAGTTTCAGGTAACTCTTAATCAAACTGATAATGAGTTGAATGCTTTCATGGAATGGATTAATAAGAGCTATGGATCCTTTGATGATATGAAGAAAGCAGCAGAATATGATGAAGAGACTGAAAGAAAGTATTGGATTGCTCGTATGGGTAAACAAGCTGCTATGGATATATACTGCACAGGTAAAGTAGGTATTGGTAATATTGATTCTATTGCTATGATGAAAGAAGAGGATCAGATATATGCTCTCAACATCGGTATGCAATATGCAGGTTTACTCAACACTGGTATTGCTAAAATACAGAATGAACTAAAACCTCATTTAGATCAGATATTATCTGATGGTAGTTCAGCGAGAATTCCAACATTTGACAACATTGAGGAAAATCTCAATCTTGACCTCTTTAATAAACTGACAGGTAATAGTAATGAACAGAAGAGTCTTCAGTCTCCCGATCAATCCAAAGCTGGATGAAGACTTTGTAGTCAATAAGTTCATCCCGTTCCTTATAGAGTATCGAGATTATATACTAGATTTATATTTCACATGTAGGATTCCCCCGTTCGATCAGGACGCTATGGGGGATTGTTTCTATTCGCCAGAATCTTTAATATCATCTGCTTGTTATATTTCAAATACAAGTAACATTCCATTATCTGCTACCTTTAATAATATATGGGTACGACCAGATCAAAAGAATTTAGATGAATGGATTGAAAATTTTGCTCCTATCTATAATGCTGGAGCTAGAGTTGTAACTCTTCCGCATACATCATGGGTATCTACTGGTCAGATTCAACAAGCATTCCCAGATCTGTTTATTAAAAATACTATATTAAGGGAAGTAACTAGAGCAAATGAAGTTGTTGCTTTAGCAGAAGCAGGATTTCATTATGTTAATTTAGATCGTGATCTCATGAGAGACCATGATCAATTACTTGAAATTAGAAAGGCAAAGGATTACTGTAAGTTTATAGGTAAGCCTATCATGTTATCAATGCTAGTCAATGAAACATGTTGGGGTGGTTGTCCTATTATGCCAGAGCATTATCAATATAATAGTACAAGAGGACCAAAGGATCCTATATTCTTTGCTAGTGCTATTAGTAGAGTATCATGTTCTACTTGGGATGTAGAGCACCCAGAGTATGATTTGAAACAAGCAAATCTTCCACCATGGAGAGAGGATTGGGAAGAGATGCTCAACTTAGGTATTGATGTATTTAAGTTACATGGTAGAGAAAGTATGATGAGACTCCAAGAGAGTATGGATCTTATTAAGAGGTGGGCAGATAAAGAAGAATATATGTTCCCTGAGTACAAGAAGTACCAGGCAGAATTAAAAATGAAAGATGCTCCTATTAATGCATGGAGGAAAAAGATTAAAACTTGTAAGTTTGATTGTTGGGATTGTAGTTACTGTGAGAGAGTTGTAGAATCTCATATGAAAAAAGAGGATCTAATAGTACACCCACAAGTAGAGACTTGCATAGAAGCTTTCATTAACTCTGGTAAATACATATCTAATCATAAAACATATGATCCTAATGACCCAGATGCTTACTATAATATAGAAGGTTTATCATCACCTAGGGTTAGACATTTCCTAAACAATATCTGTTCCCAGGAAGGTGCTGTCTATCTTGAGGTGGGAGTATATGCTGGTTCTACATTCTGTGCTGCTATACAGAATAACGATATGGTAGGAGCATATGCAAATGATAATTGGTCACAACCAAATCTTCAACCAGCTCGAGAAGATATAAAATTAGGATTGGAAGATGTAACTGTAAGTACATTCGTTAAGAATTTACAAACTAATATTACTACTGATACTTTAGATTTTGATATTCAAGTATTGAATGGTGATTCATCTAATCTTTCTAAGAATGATTTTAAGCATGATGTAAATATTATATTCTATGATGGAGACAATGCAGAGCATAAAATGAGAGAGTTCTTTTTTAATATGTTGAATTTTACTCAAGATATATTTACGTTGATTATAGATGATGCAAATATAGAGAACAATGTAGCAATTACCAAAAGGTTTGTTGAAGCTAGTAAACTTAAGATTTTATATGAAAGAGAACTTCTTAACGATCCAGAAGATTCTAAAATGTGGTGGAATGGATTGTATGTTCTTGTCCTGTCTAAATAAGTAAGAGAACTTATAATGTTGGACTTAAATGGCTGGTAATCTTAATGCAGGAACCGTAACCACTTCTGTAGGTGTGATTGCTGCAAACTTCAATAATAGCACAAGACCTGCTACAGGAACGAAAGGTCAAGTAATATACAACACAGACTCTGGCATATGTCAGGTATGGGATGGATTAGCGTGGGTTAATATTGACCAATTTGGTGGTCCCTTCAAAGCTACTGGTGGTAATATTACTGACACCACAGGGATGTCTAATTATACGATGCATGTATTCACATCATCAGGAGAATTTTCAGTTCAAGCTGCTCCACCAGGTGCAAAGATTGATGTCCTTATCGTCGGTGGCGGCGGTGGAGGAGGTGGAGGTGCTAACTCCACATGGCACGGTGGCGGTGGCGGTGGCGCAGGTCAAGTTCGATTAAAAACACAACTTGCTGTTAGTGCTGGCCAAGTATATACAGTTACCATTGGTAATGGTGGTAATGGTGGTGCAGGTAATAATAACCCAGGTGTAAATGGTAGTTCAGGTGGACAATCATCATTCGGAACATATACCGCTATAGGTGGCGGTGGAGGAGATGCTGGTCTTGGAGGTGGAACTGGTGGATCTGGTGGATCTGGTGGTGGAGAAGCCGCAGGTTCAGGCCCTAGTGGAGGTGGTTCTGCTAGTAGAGGAATCAATGGTACATTAGATATTTCTATAGGACACAAGGGTGGACGTTGGTATAACTCTGGAGATGCTGGTGGTGATCCATATGGTTCTGGTGGCGGTGGTGCTGGTGGTGGAGGTCACTTCACAGGACGTAGATATGCTGGTACAGGTGGACATGGTATAAATCTTAAAACCCTCTTTGGGGTTAACTATGGTGATAGTGGTGTCTTCGGTGGAGGCGGCGGTGGTGCTGGTGCCGATGATAATAGTAACTACAATAGTAATAACTCTGGTTATCGTGCTGCTGGTGGTCCTGGTGGTGGCGGTTCTGGTGGAGGAGGGGGTAACAACCCTGGATCTGCTGATGGTTTCCCTGGTTCTTCTAACACTGGCGGTGGCGGTGGAGGAGGCTATGGCGGTACTCCTCAGTTCAGTGGTGGAACAGGTGGAAGTGGTGTTGTAATTGTTAGATATAAAACCACTGATGGTTATACCGAATTACTTGGTACTCCTGCCAATCCAGCAAATAGTGCTAATGCTATTAAAGCAGCACGTCCCTCTGCAGAGGATGGAATCTACTATATCAATACAAACTTTGCTGGTGCTATTCCTATCTGGTGTGATATGAACACAGATGGTGGTGGTTGGATGCTTGTATATAAGAATGGTAACTGGCCAAACCAAGGGTGTAGTAATGGTAACTACTTTGAATTCCCACAAATAGGACAAGGAGGTAGTGACGTACCACCTATGACTGTTCTTGGAGATGGTGAGTGGAATAATAATATGTACAGATATAATGGTTTAAGTCCAGCTAATAGAGGATCTCTTTGGAGTTCTGCTGGATGTACTAACTATGCTATGTCTAGTCATAGTGCCGACCAATGGTTTGCTGATAGACAACCTAACCAAGGAAGTGGTGTAAACAAAACTGTTACCTTTGTTAAGAGCACTATGAGTGGTAACTGGAACAATAGTTCAAATGTCTGGGCATATTATTGTGGTGGTACTCAGTTCAGTAACCCACCTGGTAATGGTTTCGGTAATGGATCTTTGGGAAACATTGCTACTGGTATAGGAAGTGCTAACGGTACTTCATCAGGTAGTACATATCAGATTACTTCTCTTGGAAACTATAACTGTAACTGCTGTGAAGGATATTACGAGAACACAAGTTGGGGTGGTATTCAGTGGTTCGGTGATGGTTATGGTGTAAGTAACAGATCAGCTACTTGGGGACAGACGACAAATTACTGGATTAAGTGATATAATAGTATAGTATAATTAATTTTATTATGGGGTTTACACACTTTGATAAATTCAAAGTCTATGAGGACTTTGTAGGACCAGCATACCAAAGGGAGATTGAATCTGGATTAATGCAGTTCAATCAGCCATGGTTATATCAACCTAACATGGATTATGGTATAGGTGATGATGCCTTGGCGGGTGTTGGTAAGGATGAAGTTGAATTTGAAATGGGACATAATGTGAAATATCATCAGTTTGTTCTGGAGATACTTAACATGGGTCAAATTAATCATGGACCTATTCATTACTCTCTCATTGGATTAACTTCTAAGATTGTAGATGAGATAATTCCTGAATATAGAAATTATCGTACTAGAGGTATATTACAAACTGATATATCAGATCCACCAAAACATTATCTTCCACACACAGACTGTCAACAGTCTCAACATGATGTGTGGAGTTTTATATACTATGCACATGATTGCACTGGAGATACTTTTCTTTTTAAGGAAACATGTGATGATATTGCTATGGATAATAGAAGAAATAATAAATGGGAACCAATTGATTCGATTACCCCTAAAGCAGGTACACTAATCCAGTTCCCTTCGAGACAGTATCATGCTGGTTCTCCACCACAGAAAGGACGTAGATGTTTAATTAATTTTAACTTTAGTAATGGCAAAAATTAGATTTACGAATTCCATCGCTGGAATTCTTGAGGAATATCCAATTGTATCAGCATCCAAGATCCCTAGAAAATGGATGAGTGAACCGAATAAGAAGTATAAAGAGAAACTTAATGAGTTAAAAGCAAACTGTCCTTTCTCACCACAGTTCTATACATCCAATTATATTGGTACATTTATTAAAAATATTAGTAGATGTCCTGGATTGAATAATTTATTTCATACTGGATATATTCTAGTGTGTCCATTTGATGTTAGAATTAATACCAATGGTGATGGTAAGACTATCAATGTCAATGTTCCATTCTCACATAGTCAACTAGGATTTGCTCCTTGTGCTGTGCATAACCCTGAAGTACTTCATGAATATTGCCCTCCTCCTCATAATACTAATGAAAGTATTATAAAGATTGATGCAGGTTGGCAAGTAGGAAAGAGTAGAAAAGATGTCGTATTCTTGGTAACAAACTTACATTACACTGAGGAGAGAAGATTTACTAGTGTGACTGGTATATTAGATCCATTGGAATCAACTAAAGTAATCTCTCAGTTATATTGGCATGTGAATGAAGGTACTGAAATCATTAAAGCAGGAACTCCACTCACTCATATCATACCAATGAAGAGGGGTTTTAATCCAGATTGGGAATGTGATGAGCCAAATCAAAAAGATATGCATCTACAGAGAACCTCATACTTTAGGTCTATAAATACTTTTGCAGGTTAAGTTATTAAAATGGCACACGACCCAAATTTAAAAGTAGTTGACTTGTACAAGAGCTCCGAATGGATCTGCAAACTTGAATATAAGTTTGTTTTGAATACTCAGACATCTGATTTGACAGGTTATGATGGCAGCGGTACTTGGCAGTACAGCGGTCCTGTGTTTGATTTTGACAAACGCCCAACCGATGCTGACGTAGGAAAGGTTCAATTGGAGTGGAATATACCGTCCACAATCTCTGATTCTGCTACTAAAGTACAACTATAAATACTACACTTATCATTCTAAACTATGCAAGCTGAACAAATGGTGAAGGAGTTCACCGATCAACTCAAGGATCAAAAAGCAACAATTGTTGAATTGGAAAAACAACTTAGCACTCGTAGGGAACAAGTGTTGAGATTGGAAGGTGCAATCGAAGCACTCAATATGACACTAAAGGAACCTGAAAATGCCTCTGAAGAAGTCAAGCCAACTTAGACAACAAGAGCATGTAGATTCTACGCAGTTCCATATACCTTTTGATGGAACTGCAGAGACATGCCCATATAAGGTAGGGGAACTCTATGATGGTAGAATCATAATAGGACTTGGATTCTCAGAGAATGTCTATGGACATTCTTATCATGTAATTGTGGAAAGAGATAAGTTCCATTTAAGAACTAAATTTCAATTCGATGCCAAGCATGATTTAAAATTTACCAAACCAGTTGAAAGGATGGGTGGTCATCCTAGAGACATTGATAAGAAACTGAGAAAGTATTTACCTGATGGGCTATCATGAACTTAGGGCTTGGAGTAAAGAACCGTTAGATAAAGTTGTAACTAAGACAGATAAGTATTGGATAGAATATTCTGATGGAACTAGACTTATAGATCTTCAGTCTGGAAATTCTGCGTATATATTAGGTTACGGTAATAAAGAAGTAATGGGTGCTTTGGCACCTGAAGTTAACTTTGTCAGAGGTAATCGAGGAGAGACTTCTGAATTGTGTATAAAAATGACAGACCTAGTTTGCTCAACAGGCAACTGGGATGTTTTGTCTTGGGCTATATCTGGATCATCTGCAGTTGAAGCTGCAATCAAAATGAATGATCAGTATTGGGGTAATCAAAGTAATTATATCGTTACCTTTACACCAAGCTATCATGGAACAACATTCCTCACTAGAGATATGAGTGAGGTTGATAGTGTAAGTAAGAGACTTAAGAAGGTACCAACTCCTATATGGAAAGATGTAAAGGATCAAGCAAAGGCTGAGGAGAAAGCACTTAAGTATTTGGATCTTGTTATTAAATCATATAACTGTTGTGGGAGAAAGATTGGATGTATAGTTATGGAAACTCTACCATGGATTAATGGTGGTATTCCATGGTCAAAATCTTGGTGGAGAATGATTCGTCATATATGTGATGAGAATGATATTCTTATGATGAGTGATGATTGTGCAGTATGTTGGGGTAAGGGTGGAGATTACCATGGGTATAAGAAGTATGGAGTACAACCTGATATATCTGCATTGGGAAAATCTTTAACTGCTGGATACACACCTCTTGGTTGTGCTGTTGCTAATAAGAAGGTTGGGGATGTAATAAAGAAAAAGGATTGGACTTGGGGGCATACTTGGCAACCTACCATGACAGGTATATCTGCTATGAATACAGTTAATGATATTATTGTACGTGAGAATTTGTTTAGTAAATGTCAAGGTATAGAAGATAAACTCAGATCTGTTTCTGAAAGTTTATTAAATAAAAACTATATTACAGGGTATAGACTTAGTGGTTTGCTACTATCTTTAGATGCACATAGGGATTTAAGTCAAGAGGAATTGCAGGAATCAGGAATAGTTCTAACAAAGACTAGGAATAAGTCTATGAGAATTATTGCCAATTTCCTATGGGATGATGAATTCTTTTATGAAATGGAAAAAAGACTATCCAATTTTTTCAGTATAAATACAACTGAAGGATAATAGTGCACTGTCAGAATGAAGAGGGTAGTCGTTAGGGTATCTGATAATTATAGTTTGGATTCCGCTGCTGCAGCAATTCTAAAATTATACGGTTATCTCACCTTTAAAGAATCATTTAGAAGTTTTTCAATCATAACTCTTGATTGTCCCGATAAGTATTCAAGTGGATTGCTTGAAAAGCTGAATGCTTTGGGGCCAGTTAAGAAATGTACTTGGGATGCTGAAGATAAATTTTCTGTAGATCCTGTTGATACAGGAGCAACTTTAACCGTAGATAATTCTGATCCATTAAATCTGAATACTACTGGTGAGAGTAATACTACTGCTAATACTAGAAATCTAACTACTACTGGTGCAGGTACCATTTATGTGAAGGTACAGAATTTTAGTGGTAATGATCTATTTGTTTTCTCGTCCACTCTTGGTGGAACTTATTCTTTATATGCAAACCAAACTGGTTTTGCTCAAGGTGGTACATATACATTTGACCAGTCAGACGCTTCAAATGCTGGACATCCATTTAGATTCTCTTTAACACCAGATGGAACTCATACTACTGGTGGTGCAGAATATGCAACTGGAGTAACTACTTCAGGTACGCCAGGTACAGATGGTACTACAGTAATTGCTATTAGTGCTTCAACCCCTTCAGTCTTATTCTTCTATTGTACTGCTCATTCTAATATGGGTAGGTATTCATATACTCCTATTAGTAGATACGGAACAATTAACGTACATGACTTCTGGCATTTAGATAGAATAACAAAACAAGATCGTCAATATTTAAACGGACAGTATAGTTACAATCAATCAGCTGATGGTGTTGATATCTATATAATTGATACAGGTGTTCGTGGAGCAAGTAGACCAACTGGTAACAACGCTGCTCTACATCCAGAACTATATGACCCAGACTTTGTATCTGATTTAAACGGTGCTTCTGAGCAACAGAACTATAGAGTTCATCAACTATCTCATTACGCTGGTTCTTATGGATCTAATAATGAGGATGATAATGGCCACGGAACTTATTGTGCCATTCTCTCTGCTGGTAGAACTGCAGGTGTTGCAAAGAATGCAAAGATCTATGCACTAAAAGCATTTAATGCTAGTAACTCTGGATCCTATACTGCAATTCTTAGTGCATATCAGGCAGTTATAGATCATAACGACAGTGGTAATGGAAATTATAAAAACAATACTCGACCTGCTATTATCAATGCATCCTTTGGTCCTACTATACCATCAGAAGGATATCCATATGTTGAATTAAATGATTCTGGTGCTGATAGTGGAACTGATGAGGAAATGTTAGATGATATTGAAGGAACAATTTCTTCTAACCATGCTATCATTGTTTGTAGATCTGCAGGTAATGGATTTAAAAATAATAGTGATGTGTTCGTTGGTCCTTTACAAACTAAGGTTATTGCTGGATCTAGAACCGCTGGATATGATGACAATGCAGTTGGTGGTATTAACAACGTAGATACTAATCAGAAAAAGATTGTCGTTGGTGCCACAGAATATAATGATAGATGGGCAGACTTCTCAAACTATGGTGCTGGATGTACAACAGTTGCACCAGGTGCCAGAATCTTAACACCACAATATGACTGGACTGCTAATACACCATATACTAGTTCAGCAAACTATAGTACTATTAATGGTACATCATTCTCATGTCCTTTAGTATCTGGAATTATTGCTGCATGGTGTGGAAAGAATGGATACACTCTTAGCACTAACAATATAGCGGGACTTGCAAAAGCTTTTGCTAGAGGTACTGGAAGTGCTGGTGATATTACTCAAGGTGCTCATACCAATTATCCAACCAATAGTATGGTGGATAAGAAGTTACCAGACAATCCATTTGAAACAACAAATACTAGTAATCAACTTAAGATATCTTTTGACCCTGCAGATTCTGCACATTTCATTGGTAACGTTGGTAAGAAAGTCCAGTTAAGAACAACTGGATCTACTGGTGCTTTAACAGTTGGTGGTTTAGATATTGCTGCATTATCACAGAATGGTTTTATGACTATTCAGGCAGAGAGTGCTGTCAATAATACTGTTACTGTATATGGTCTTGCTAATGCTACTGCTAGTACTACTGGTGGTGGATCAAATAACTATCTTGCTTTAGTAGATCCTGAGAGTAAACTTCATGAAGGCACTGATGGTGTAGTTGCTACATCAACAACCTTAAGATCTCAGACAGATGTACAGGAAGCTGCTGGTACTGGTACATATACCAATGTAATTTATTATCCATTAGATACAGGTGTTGACTTTAAGTATGATGCTAACACATCTCCACTTACAGTTACACGAGGTGCTTTCTTCCCATATGTTGATACTAATGTAACTTGGGCAACTGCAGCTGGTGCTTTAGCTGTAAGTCCATTAGCAAATGGTGCTAATGTTAATGTTGACCTTGGATTAGCTGGTAGTACATTTGCAAGTGAACCAACATTAGAATCATATAGTCTTAGTGGTGATAGTATTGCTGCTTCAGGTCTCGCTCTTGGTACTACTACAGGTCTTCTTACTGGTACTGTAACTTCAGATTATATTGATACTACTTTTAACTTTACAGTTACTGAGAATATTACAGGTAGTGCTCGCTCATATTCATTCACAACTTCAGGTACTGGTGTTCTTGTTAATATAACTCAGCATCCATCTAATGCTTCTGTTGAGGCTGGATCTGGAAATACTGCTACGTTTGGTCCTGTTGCAGGTATTAGTTCTGATGGATCTACTATCACCTATCAGTGGCAATACTCAAGTAATGGTGGTGTAGGTTGGTCTAATTTAAGTAATGGTGGTGGATACAGTGGAGTAACTACAAGTACTTTAACTGTTGATGATGACTTTGCTAAGAATACTTATCAGTTCCGTTGTGAGTTAGATACTACTACAGCAGTACAACCATCTAACACTAATGCTGCTACACTAACAGTATTCCGTACTATTACTATAAGTAATCAACCAGTAGATTCATCTCCAGTTGCACCTGCAGCTGCATCATTTACTGTTGCTGCTAGTACTCTTGATTCTGCTCCTATCACATTCCAATGGGAGAAATCTGAGAATGGTGATGGAGTATCTTACACATCTATTGGTGGTGCAACCGCTGCAACATATACTACAGGATCTACCTCGTATGATGACAGCTATGGAGATTACTATCGTTGTGTTCTTGCTGCAGCAGGTGCAGCCAATGTAACTAGTTCTGTTGCAAGAAGCTTAGTAACTAGAACTATCAATATCACAGCACAACCAACTAATACAACTGGTGCTGTTGGTGGTCAAGAACAGTTTGGAGTTGCTGCAACTACATCTGATAATGATGCTGGAGATATTACATTCCAATGGCAAGTATCAATTACTGATGGTGCATCATGGTCTAATGTAATTGAAGGTACTGGTGGTACAACAGCAACATATACAACTCCTACATTAACTACAGCATATGATGAATATCAATATCGCTGTTTGTTATCTTGTCCTGGAGCAACAACTATTCCTTCAAATGCTGCAACGTTACAAGTAGAAACAGTAACAGTTGTAGTATCAACTCAACCAACAGATCAGACAGTCAATGAAAATGCTACTGCAACGTTCACTTGCTTGGGTGATGTTACTATGCAACCTTTTGGTGGTAATGCTGCTAGTTCATCCTTTGATACTGAGAACTTCACAACCCCTACTGGAGGAGGTGGAGGAGGATTTGAAACCCAATCCCATCACGAACCCTCAGTAACATACCAGTGGGAAAAATCAGATGATGCTGGTTCAAATTGGAGCAACGTTGCAGGAGCAACAGCTGCATCATATACAACTGCTGCTTTAACATATGCTGCAGATAACCAAGATTTATATCGTTGTAAGTTAGATGCAACTGGAGCATCCAACTCTGCATATACAAATAACGTAACCTTAACAGTACAGAGAACATTCTCAATTACTGCACAGCCTTCTAACCCAACTGCAAATGAAGGTGCAACTGCTGCATTCAGTGTTACTGCAACTTCAAGTAGTGGAGCACCAACATATCAGTGGGAAAGATCTGATGACAATGGTTCAAACTATGCATCTGTAGGTGGTGCAACAAGTGCAACATATACAACACCAACATTAGTACATGCAAATGATGACGATGATCGCTATCGTTGTGTAGTTTCTCTTGTTGGATCTGCTGCATCAATAACTTCAGATCATGGTCAACTGACTGTTCTAAGACTTATTACTGTCAGTCAACAACCAGTAGATACAGCTGTTATTGAGGGTCAGACCGCAACATTTAGTATTACTGCTGCAATTACTAGTGATGTAATTTCATACCAATGGCAGAAATCAATTAACTCTGGTAGCACATGGTCTAATATTAATGGTGCCAATGCTTCTGCTTATACTACACCAACAACTATATTCCCAACTAATCCAGCTGAACAGTTCCGTTGTGTTCTTTCAAATACTGAAGCAACTTCAGTAACTTCAAATGCAGTAACTCTTACTGTTAATGAATCTGAGTTTGTATCTGGTCCTGCAACAGTAACTCCAACTGTTGATTCTGATACAAGTAAGACGCTTTCAAGACAACCAGTTATCAATACTGCTCCTTTCGTTTCTGAATATGCAGGGTCAACTCATTACTCTACATTCTGGAGGATAAGAAGAACTGGTGATAACGTCACTGTATATGATACAAGTGGAACGTTTGCTCAGGGTGACACAGGTAACTTAACAACCTTTACTGTTCCTGTATCGATTTTAGATTTTGATACATCTTATTTTGTACAAGTTAAATTCAGAGACAATGCTGGATTGGAGAGTGCATACTCTACTGCAGCAAACTTCAGTACACCTATTGTTGACCAACCAGACATTCAAACAATAACACCAGCATTTAATCCAACCATTAATGTTGATGCTATTGCACTAAAGACTGGTTATCAACATACTTCTAGTGATTGGCAGTTTGCTCCTAATGCAGAAGTACCTGTATCAAACCCACAGTTTACAACTATCTTACATCAATCTCTTGGTAACTCAACCAACTTAGTATCTTACACACTTCCTGGTAATGTTAATCTTGATGCAAATACTACATATCTAGTGAGAATTAGATTCAACGTTAACCCAACTTAAGACATGGCCATTGCTACTACAAGGCAGGGACTTATTGATTACGCATTGCGTCAGAATGGTGCTCCTGTTTTAGAAATTAATATTGAAGATGATCAGATATCAGATCTAGTAGATGATGCTGTTCAGTTTTATAATGAACGTCACATGGATGGTTATATTAGAACTCATTTAAAAGTGAAGTTCACTCAAGCCATGATTGATGACATGACTACTGATGCAACTACAGCAGTAGCTGCTGCAACTTCATCAGCTATATCAGTTAATTGGGAAGAGCAGAATAATTATATTAAAGTTCCTGAGCATGTCACTAGTGTTATAAAAGTATTTGATTTTGTATCTAAGAATGTCACAAACTTATTTGATGTTAGATATCAGTGGAGATTAAATGATCTTTGGGATCTAACTAATACAGAAATTCTTACTTACGAAATGGTTAACCGTAGGTTGGAAGACATATACTTCTTGCTGGAAGGACAGAAGCAAACTAGATTCCAGATGAGAGGGGATAGACTTTATTTGGATCTTGACTTTAAAACTGATGTCAAAGAGAATGACTATTTAATTCTTGAAGTCTATCGTGCAATAGATCCAACTAGTACAGCTGCTGTATATAATGATCTTTGGATGAAGAGATATGTTACTGCATTAATTAAGAGGCAGTGGGGATCTAATTTAATTAAGTTCCAAGGAGCACAATTACCTGGTGGTATCACAATGAATGGTGAATTCATTTATAGAGAAGGTAAGGAAGCAGTTGAGAAACTTGAGGATGAGATGATCCGTAGTTATGAAACACCACCACTTGACATGATTGGCTAATGGCAAGAACTACTTATTTCACACACGGTACTCGTAACGAACAGTTCCTACAACAGGATCTTACGGAAGAGTTTCTTAAGATGTTTGGGATGGATATCCTCTACTGTCCTAGAGAGATTATGGAAAAGGATGGTGTGTTTAATGAGGAAGTAATTGGTGAGTTTAATGATGCATATATTATTGAAGCATACATGGAAAACTATGATGGATTCCAAGGTGGTGGAGATTTATTAACTAAGTTTGGTGTAGCACAGACTGATGAGATAACAATGGTTATATCTCAGCAAAGATTTTCTGATCTTATTTCTCAGTTTCTTTTACTAGATAAAGACTACCAAGCACCAGAGAGGCCACAAGAAGGAGATTTAATATACCTACCACTAACAAGTAATTATTTTGAGATAAAATTTGTAGAGCATGAAGAACCATTTTATCAGTTAGGTAAAGGATACATTTATAAACTTAAGGCAGAACTCTTTGAATACAGTGATGAGCAAGGAGATCTATTCGAGGGTGATGAGGATCTGGTCGATTACGGGTACACAGTCAAGCATTTCTATCTTCCTACAAATGGTATTACTGCTACTGGTACTCCAGTTATTAGCAGTACCAATACAATAGAGAACATTTACATTAGTGACAATGGTTCTAAGTACAATGAAGCTCCTACTGTTACTATTGCTGGAGATGGAACTGGTGCGACTGCAACAGCATATCTATGTAATATAACACTTAGTGGTGGAACACCAACTACCCAAGCTGAGATTCGAGGTACTGTTAAAGAAGGTCAGGTTAGATCTGTTCAGATTGTTAATGGTGGTTCTGGATATGATGAGGATAGAACTACTTTAGTAGTCAGTGCTCCTGATGGTGGTGCTGTTCCTGCAGTCATAACACCTACGTTTACTGGTGGAGTTCTAACTGCTGTTAATATAGTTAATGGTGGTTCTGGATATAAGAGTGTTAAAGTAGTTGATATAACAAACGCTGGTAGTTCTTACACATCTGCGACTGCTACATTCTCTGCAGCACCTACTGGTATAACAGGTACATTCTCAGTACCAGAACAGGTTACTGGTGGTACTACTGGTGCAACTGCTCAGATGGTTGAGTGGGATGCACAGGAAGGTTGGATTAAATTGAAGTCACCAACCGCTACCTTTGTTATAGGTGAAACAATCATGGGCTCAGATTCTGGTGCTACAATTGTGCTAGATAATAGAGACGAAATGGCAACAGCAGATCCTAAATACTCTGAGGCTGTCACTTTTGAGACAGCTGGTGATAATATATTAGACTTCACTGAAACAAACCCATTTGGATTAGCAGGTAACTTGTAATGTTAGGTGCATACACATACAATAAAATTATTAGAAAGTGCGTCATAGGATTTGGTACACTCTTCAATAATATAGAAGTTCGTAAGGAAAAGTCAGACGGTACTACTTACAGTAGAATGAAAGTACCTCTTGCTTATGGTCCGCGACAGAAATTTTTAGCAAGATTAGAACAGCAAGCAGATCTTAATCAGAAGGTTGCTATTACTGTTCCACGTTTATCATTTGAGATGACTGGTATCTCATATGATTCCAGTAGGAAACTTGCTCCTACAACTTTAACACTAAAAGCAAATACAGCAAACGCAGTTAAGAAACAGTTTACACCTGTTCCTTATAATATTGATTTTGAATTAAATATAATATCTAAGACTAATGATGAAGCATTGGAAATAACTGAACAGATTGTTCCAGTATTCCAACCATCATATCAAATGACTATTAAGTTGGTTGATGATATGAATGAGTATAGAGATATTCCTATTGTATTGAATAGTATTAATTATAGTGATGATTATGAAGGTTCTTTCGATGATAAGAAGATAACCTTAATAACTATGCAGTTCACAGTCAAGTCTTACATCTTTGGACCTGTTGGAACTCAGGGACCAATCAAGAAAGCAAAAGTCGATACTACTTTGGATGTCGATCTTTCAAAGACAAGACAGATTGCTTATCAGGTTGTACCAAAGGCAAAGACAGACAAAGACAAGGATGGTACTACAGAACTCGCAGGTGCTATTACCGCAAGAAATCTCGTTGTACAAGTTCAAGACTACAGCAACATTCCTACTCAATCCTATATTGAGATTGGTAATGAAGTAATGTATGTTAAGAGTAAAACATCACCAGATAAATTATCTGTTCGTAGAGCACAGAATGGAACCACTGCTGCATCTGCAGTTGCTGGTACAAAGGTCGATCTAATTGATGCTGCTGATGATGCACTATTAACAAGTGATGATGATTTCGGATTTGGAGAAACCATATCGTATTATGAGTAATTGGGCAAAGAAAAAAACAGCAGAAGATAGAATCGAAGATGATACTTCTGGATTGGATGAAGCATTTGAAACTGTAGAAGCAGTTGCAACTGAAGTTAGTACTACACCTGAAGGTGGGTGTAGTACAAGAAAAGATCAACTTAAAAAAGTTGATGGACAAGATCAAGTACAGGATGATTATGAGTATGCACGAGGAAACCTTTACTTATTGGTGGATAAGGGACAAGAAGCTGTCAACGGTGCTCTTGATTTGGCTATGTCTTCTGATCACCCTAGAGCATATGAAGTTGCTGGACAACTCATCAAGCACGTCGGAGATGTAGCCGACAAATTAATGGCACTACAAAAAGACAAGAAAGCTGTCAAGGAAGAGAGTGCTAAAAAGGTAGTAACTAACAACTCATTGTTTGTTGGTAGTACTGCTGACCTCCAAAAAATGCTGAAAAAGGTATCTAAGGAAACAGATAAATAGTCACATGGCATACCAAAGAAACGACGAAAACTGTGATCCCGTAAGTCCACAACCAGGCAGTACAACTGTCAATTGGTTCAGTGGTAATGAAGGATGGTCTACTAAGACCTTCAAGAATTGGAACGCAGACTATCAAGCTCGTAATACTGACAATTCTGCTAGGACACCTGGTACATATCAGGCAAGGAATACTAATAACACTACTAGGACTCCTGCTGCGTATCAGCGTCATGATAAAGATAACAACGCTGTATCTGCTTAATGGCATCACGTATTCCTACAATGTATGGAAGATACTATGTTCTCACCGTCGTATGGCGTGGTAGAGAATATGATATCACTGTGTTTAGAAGTAAGTTACAAAAACTTCAGAGACCTCAAGCACAGAAGATAGCAAATAGTGTGTATCCTAATAGTAGGGTAATCAAGTATCATGAATCAGATCCTACTGATGGAACAGTATTCATGACTAATGAATCTTTAGCATCAACTACAGGTGGTGGTGGAGGTTTAGCAGCAAAGACTGATGGAGGTTCTGCAGGTATAGCAGCAAAGACTAAGAAGTCATCTAGCTGGAAAAAGAAAGGTCAATCTAAGAAACCTCTTAAACCAAATATTTCAGATGGCCACTGGTCAGCTGATAGTAGTAAACAATCTTTACCACCTGTAGTTGGTGGTATCTTCGGAGAGGATGCACCTCCTGGAAGAGAGAAACAAGTTAAATCTTTAAAAAAGAAAGTCGGAAAAGACAAAGCATACGCATTTGCGTGGGCTCAACACAACAAGAAAAAATAACATACGGACCTATATAATGGATAAGCGAATTGCCGAATTACAATCTGAACTACAAGTCCTCGAAGCATTCGGGGATTCTACTAGATCCAAATTGCTTAGATCTATGCTAGAATATGAGCTCAAGAAATCGGAGGTCCAGAGCCATGACAACAGTTCCAGAAGATCGTCTTGATCCTGATTGGATCGACTATGAAGGTATTATAGGGTATGATCAAGTTGATCATCAATATACTCTACAATTGAACAGACACCTTCATTTCTTTAACACCAAGCAGGAAGCGGAGGAGTGGCTAGCGACCCATTAGTATGGCAGATCAATCAGATTTTTACTTAGGTAACCCCAATCTTAAAAAGGTTGGTACTGAGATACAATTCACTCAAGAACAAATTGAGGAGTATCTTAAGTGTAAGGATGATCCTATCTATTTCACTAGGAACTATATCAAGATCATATCTCTTGATGAAGGTATAGTTCCTTTTGAGATGTGGGATTTTCAGGAAGAACTAATTGAAAAATTTCATAACAATAGATTCAATATAGCAAAGTTACCTCGACAGACTGGTAAGTCCACTACGTGTGTGTCTTACCTTTTGCATTATGCTTTGTTTAATGATAATGTTAATATTGGTATTCTTGCAAACAAGTTATCCACTGCTAGGGACTTGCTTGGAAGATTGCAATTAGCATATGAACAATTACCTTTGTGGCTACAACAGGGTATTGTTGTGTACAACAAAGGTAGCATGGAGTTAGAAAATGGATCAAAGATACTGGCAGCTTCTACATCTGCAAGTGCTGTCCGAGGCATGTCGTTCAATATCATTTTCCTCGACGAGTTCGCCTTTATCCCAAATCATATCGCAGAAGCATTCTTTAGTTCTGTTTATCCTACTATTACGTCTGGTACAAAAACCAAAGTCATCATCATCTCAACCCCATATGGGATGAATCATTTCTACAAACTCTGGGTTGATGCACAGAAAGGTAGGAATGGATATGCATGGACTGAGGTACATTGGAGTAAAGTGCCTGGTAGAGATGCCAAGTGGAAAGAGACAACTATTGCCAACACATCTGAAAGACAGTTCACTCAAGAGTTTGAGTGTGAGTTCTTAGGATCTGTTGACACTTTAATATCGGCTGCTAAACTAAGAACATTGGTTTATGACGACCCAATTATAAAAAATGCTGGATTAGATGTTTATGAAGATCCTTTGGATGGTCATGATTACATCATATGTGTTGACGTATCTCGTGGTTTATCACAGGATTACTCTGCCTTTGTAGTCATTGATATAACAAAAGCACCATGGTCATTGGTTGCTAAGTATAGGAGTAATGAAATAAGACCTATGTTATTCCCCAACGTAATGTATAATGTTGGTACAAATTATAATAATGCACATATTCTTATAGAAGTAAATGATATTGGAGAAGCAGTTGCTTCGAGTTTATTCTATGATATTGAGTATGAGAATGTTCTCATGTGTGCTATGCGTGGTAGAGCAGGTCAAATAGTAGGTCAGGGATTCTCAGGTACTAAGACCCAGATGGGTGTCAAGATGAGTAAGACAGTTAAGGCACAAGGGTGCTCTAACTTGAAGCATTTAATAGAAGATGATAAGTTACTTGTTAAGGATTATAACATTGTTGCTGAGTTAACTACCTTCATTCAAAACAAACAATCCTTTGAAGCTGACGAGGGATACAACGACGACCTTGTGATGTGTCTCGTTATATTTGCATGGTTAGTACAGCAAGATTACTTTAAAGAGATGACGGATCAAGATATCCGTAAGAGAATATATGAAGAGCAGAAGAATCAGATAGAACAGGACATGGCTCCCTTTGGTTTTATTGATGATGGACTGGAGGATGAGACTGTAGTAGACGAAGAAGGGAATATTTGGACCATTGATATGAATGATTCTAATCCAGAGAATTGGAAGTTGGATGAGTATGGAGATAGAAACTACATGTGGGAGTATCGCTAAAATCACTTTTTTCTAAATAATATTAGACAAAAATTGATTTATCATCAGGAGTTAAACGCATGGCTAGCACGCTCTTATCGCCAGGAGTTGAGATCCAGGAAAGGGATCTAACTATTGGTTCGATTGAGACCGTTGAAGTAAACGTAGGAGCTATTGCTGGGGCCTTCACAAAAGGACCAGTATTGAAACCAATACGTATATCAACAGAAGCTCAATTAATTGAAACCTTCGGTGAACCCACGGATGCAAACGCAGAAACATGGTGGACTGCTGCAAGTTTCCTATCATACGGTGGAGTATTGGATGTCGTTAGAGCATCTACTTCAGGACAACTAAGTGCTTCAGACGATAGTACGACTTCTCCATACATTCTTTCTATACCAACAAAGGATGTATATGAAGCAACTTACTTCAGTGCAGGTAATAACGCATTCAAGTGGGCATCTAGAAATATTGGTACAGAGCAGAATGCTCTAAGAGTAGCAACTATAGATGCTGGTGCTGATATAACTCTAACACTTGACGGTGCATTAGGAACAACAACAGTAGGTACCCAAGTAGTCACTGCCTCTGCTAGCCCCAACGGTGCTAAATCTGGGTACATCTTTGCTTGGGATGGCACCAACAATAAAGTCTCCTTAATTACTTCTGACACTTGGATTGCAACCGACCTCATTGAGAACGGTGTTACTGACCTTAACGTCACAGCAAAATCTGAGTGGTATGATGAGCAAACAGTTTTCACAGGTCTGAACTGGAGTTCAATTGCTCCTCGTCCTGGAACTTCTCCTTACGTCGCTGCTCGTGGTGGATCTAAGGATGAAGTTCATGTAGTAGTATATGACGGAACAGGCGAAATTAGCGGAGTTCCAAATACAGTTCTTGAGAAGTTTACTTATTTGTCTAAAGCAAATAATGGTAAGACTGCTGAAGGATCTGGTAACTACTATCCACAAGTTTTCCTAGATAAGTCCAATTGGGTATACTGGGGATCTCATGAAGCTACTGATCTTTATGATGTAAGTGCTAACCAATTAGCTACTGGTAACCTTGCTGGTACTAACAACGCTGGTAACGATAGCACAACAGCATTCGACTTAATCGGTGGAAGATCTTACACCTTAGCAAAAGGTGCAGAATCAGGTGGTGCAACATCTGGTGAGATCATCTCAGCGATGCAAGAGTTTGCTGATCCTGAAACAATTCTGATCGATTATCTACTGGCAGGTCCAGGAGATACTGGAAGTGGTGCATCTGCAAAGACTAATTCAAAGTCTGTAGCAGCTGCTGCATTAACAATTGCTTCTGCTCGTAAAGATTGTATCGCATTCCTCTCACCATATAGAGGAGATGTTGTTGGAGTAACAAGCTCTGCAACACAAACACAAAACGTAGTTGACTTCTACAATACACTTCAAGCAACATCATTCGGTGTGTTTGATAATACTTGGAAGTATGTCTACGACAGATTTGCAGACAAGTATCGTTACGTTCCCTGCAACGGAGACACAGCAGGATTATGTGCCGCTACTACTGCTAATGGATTACCTTGGTTCTCACCTGCTGGTTTGAATCGTGGTTCAATCAAGAATGCTGTTAAACTTGCATTCTCACCAACAAGAACAGAGAGAGATAAACTCTATCAGAATAGAATTAACCCAGTTACTTCTCTTCCTGGTCAGGGTATCATTCTGTTCGGAGACAAAACTGCTCTCGCTTCACCATCTGCTTTTGATCGCATAAACGTTCGCCGTCTCTTCAACGTGATTGAGAAGACAATCGGTAACGCTGCGAAGGGGGTTCTTTTTGAACTCAATGACGAGTTCACTCGTAACAACTTTAAGAATGTTGTTGAACCATATCTTAGAGGCATTCAAGCCGAAAGAGGTATCACCGACTTCCTAGTTGTTTGTGATAGTACCAATAACACTGGTGCAGTCATTGACGCTAACGAGTTCAAGGCTGATTTCTACATCAAGCCAGCACGCTCGATTAACTTCATCACACTGACATTCATTGCTACACGTACTGGTGTTAGCTTTGAAGAAGTCGTCCCCAAACGCTAAATTTAATTAAGGAGTATTAAAAGAAAATGGCTGAAGCAACCAAACTAGGGCTACTAAGTTTTCAGGAAGCTATAAGAGGTGGTGTTCGCCCTAACCTCTTTTCCGTCAATCATGTCTGGCCAGATGGTGTCACAGCACCTGTTATCAACGGCAATACAGATAGCGCAGTACAATTTATGTGCAAGTCTGCTGCATTGCCAGCAACTAATGTAGGTACAGTAGAACTTCCTTTCCGTGGTCGTGTCGTTAAAGTTCCTGGAGACAGAACTTATGAGACATGGACTGGTACATTCTATAATGATGATGCATTTGAAATGAGAGCTGCTTATGAGAAATGGATCTCATTGACAAATGCTGCAGATGCTAACTTAGCATCGGCAGACGTAGATGACATTTTTGAGGATATTACTGTTTCTCAACTTGACAAGTTCGGTAAAAGTGATTCGTTAAAAACCATTCGTACTTACAGATTGGTTGCTGCATGGCCAGTTAGTGTTTCACAGATTTCTGTTGCTTACGACAACAATGATTCTTATGAAGAATTTGATGTTGAGTTTGCATATCAGTACCACGTCACTGAAGATGGTGCTAATAAAAATTTAGTTAACGCTGATACCGATCCTAGTTAAGCGACTAAATAGAAGGTAAGCAGAAACCAAAAATATTATGGCAGCAGAGTTATTCGGTTTCTCGTTTAAGAAGAAGGTTCAGGAGAAGGACAGAGCTCCTTCTCCAATTGCCCCTTCAAGCGAGGACGGCGCAACCAGTTATATTGCGGGTGGTTACTATGGTCAGTATCTTGATCTAGACGGTAACTTCAAGACCGAGTACGATATGGTGAAAAAGTATCGTGAGATGGCAATGCATCCAGAAGTGGATTCAGCTATCGAAGATATTATTCATGAAGCAATCGTTGCTGACAAGAATGATAGTCCTGTACAAGTTAACTTAGATAACCTCGAAGTTAGCGAAAGCGTTAAAGGGATGATTCGTACTGAGTTTGATTACATCAAAAACTTATTTGCATTTGATAGTAAAGCCCATGAGATGTTCCGTAGATGGTACATCGATGGGCGTTTATATTATCATAAGGTAATTAATTTAGATGCACCTCAAGACGGTATTCTTGAAGTTCGCTATGTTGATCCTTCAAAGATTAAGAAAGTAAGGCAGATTAATAAGCCTAAGACCGCAGATGAATTTATGAAGTATGACTTCGGTAAATCTGAAGAGTACTTTATATACAATCCAAAAGGATTGAATAACACATCTGCTAATAGTGGAATTAAAATTGCAAAGGATGCTATAACCTATATTACTTCTGGTATCATGGATACCAATAGAAATATCGTATTATCTTATTTGCACAAGGGTATCAAAGTACTCAATCAACTTAGAATGATCGAAGATTCTTTGGTCATCTATCGTATATCCCGTGCACCAGAGCGTAGAATATTTTATATTGACGTAGGTAACTTACCTAAAGTTAAAGCAGAACAATATCTTCGTGAAGTTATGGGAAGGTATCGTAACAAATTAGTGTACGATGCTGCCACTGGTGAGATCAGAGATGATCGTAAATACATGTCTATGATGGAAGATTTCTGGTTACCTCGCCGCGAAGGTGGTAGAGGAACTGAAATTACCACACTTCCAGGGGGTCAAAACCTTGGAGAGCTTA